GTTTACTACTAAAGATTCACCTGAAGAGCCTAACACTCAGACAACTCTTTAATCATCACCATTATGGTAACAGTAAAGTTTCATACCTAAAGTAATAAACTAAAGTGATAATCATTATAGTTATCAACGAAAGTAAAAACCTTAAGTAGGAACTTTATTTAACATTTATGTTCAATGTTAAGTTATCTAAGATTAGTCTTAAGTTAGGTTCTATTTTAGAACAGCTAGAAGGATTAGTCTATGAGACCTGATGATAAACGAAGATTAAATAAAGGTAACCCTAAGTTAGTTAAGGGTGTGTCTTTAAACCCTGCAGGGAGACCTAAGGGTAGTGTCAATAAATATACTGCCTTAAGTAGAGAGTTAATGTCTACTAAGGGACCAGAGATTGTAGAGAAGGTCATTGAGATGGCTTTAGAAGGTGACCGTACTTGTCTTAAGATGTGTATGGATAGAATCTTACCTACAACTAAAGCAGTAGAGTTAAGGTCTTCAGAAGGTAGCGGTAAGGTAGTCATCAATATTGGTGGTCTGGAAGCTAAGGTCATTGAGGCTGAAGAAGTAGCACCACTAGAGTATGCAGAAGGTGTCATCATTGAGGATACTCAGTTAGATGAGAAGGTAGTGAACATAGGTGGCTGAACTAGATGTTAAACTACACCCTGCACAGCTAGAGATATTTAACTCTACAGCTAGATTTAAAGTAGTATCAGCAGGAAGAAGATTTGGTAAGTCCAGGCTAGCAGCTTGGATACTAATCATTAAAGCTCTACAGTCTGAAGAGAAGGATGTATTCTATATTGGTCCTACCTTCCAACAGGCTAAAGATATTATGTGGGGTATGCTCAAGGAATTACTATTAGGTACTGACTTGATAGCTACCACACACGAGAATACAGCTACTATGACATTAGTCAACGGTAGGAAGATTAGTCTCAAAGGTTCAGATAGACCAGATACCCTAAGGGGTGTAGGTCTAGCTTACGTAGTTCTAGATGAGTATGCCTCTATGAAAGTAGAAGTATGGGAACAAATCATCAGACCTACACTAGCAGATGTAAAGGGTGGTGCTATGTTTATTGGTACCCCAGCAGGTAAGAACCACTTCTATGAGTTGTGGTTAGATGCTAATAAAGAAGAGAATGAAGATTGGGAAGCATTCCAATATAACTCTACAGACAATCCTTTGATTGACCCTGAAGAGATTGAGACTGCTAAGAATACTATGTCTACCCAAGCCTTCAGGCAGGAGTTCGAGGCTAGCTTTGTGTCATTTACTGGTGGTATCTTTAAGTCAGAATGGATTGTTACTGATGATGAAGAACCTGAAGATGGTAACTTCGTTATGGCAGTTGACCCAGCAGGTTATGAAAATGTGGAGAAGGAACGTGGTATTAAAGGCTCTAAATTGGATGAAACAGCAATTGCTATCGTTAAAATCGATGGTGACCATTGGTGGGTTAAATCTATACTTCACGGTCGTTGGTCCATTAAAGAGACCGCTAAGAAGATTTTATCTTCGGCTATTGACAATGAAGTCACGACTGTAGGTATTGAGGCAGGAGCACTTAAGAATGCTATCTTACCTTATCTAGAAGATGAGATGAGAGTACAAGGTAGATGGGTACCTATTACTGATGTAACTCACGGTGGTAAGAAGAAAGTAGATAGAATTACCTGGTCCTTACAAGGTAGACTAGAACACGGGAAGATTACATTTAATCCTGACCCTAGATACATTAAGGACTTAGAGACACAATTGATTGAGTTCCCTACTAGAGGAACACACGATGATATTATAGATGCCTTGTCTTATATAGACCAGGTGAGTGTTGCAGACTTTATGCACACTATTGAATTAGATGATGATTGGGAACCTTATGATGATGTTAGTGGATATTAATAACGATGAACTATAACGATGAAAGAGATTACCAAGCATTAGCTGGCTGGTTAGCTACGAGATTAGACCAATGGCGTAATCATAGAGATACTAACTACTTATCTAAGTGGGATGAATACTACCGTCTATGGAGAGGTATTTGGTCTACAGAAGACCAGGTACGTAAATCAGAGAAGTCTAGATTAATCTCTCCTGCACTACAACAAGCAGTAGAATCCTCAGTCGCAGAGATTGAAGAAGCTACATTCGGTAGGGGTAAGTGGTTCGATATTAAGGATGACCACTTAGATAAAGATAAGAAAGATGCGGAACTAATCCGTAACTTACTACAAGAAGACTTAGAGATGTCTGGAGCTAAAGATGCTCTATGTGAAGTATTCTTAAATGGTGCCATCTATGGTACTGGTATCGGTAAGATTATCACTGAAGAGAAGATTACTAGGAAGCCAGCTGAGGTTCCTGTAGAAGGAACATTAACTACAGCTAGAGAATTAACAGAAGAGACAAGTGTAGAAGTAAGGATAGAAGCTATCTCACCTAAGGAGTTCTTAATTGACCCTGCGGCTGAGTCTATCGATGAGGCATTAGGCGTAGCTCACGAGGTATATAAGCCACGTTATATTCTATCTGAAGGGATGGCTAAGGGTGTCTATAGAAATGTAGATATTGAGGCAGATACAAACATCGTACAGATAGGTTTCGACCCTGAGTATTCTACTAGAGATGCTGGTGACCAGATTAAGATTACTGAGTATTGGGGTAAGGTACCTAAGAAATTCTTAAACAAGAAAGAAGCTAATGATGACTTCGAGTATGATGAGGATGAGTTAGTCGAAGCTGTAGTTACTATAGCTAATGACCAGTATGTCTTACGTGCTGAAGAGAATCCATTTATGATGGAAGATAGACCTTTCATTAGTTACCAACACGATTTAGTACCTAGTAAGTTCTGGGGTAGAGGTATCTGTGAGAAAGGATACAACCCTCAGAAAGCATTAGATGCAGAGATGAGAGCAAGAATCGATAACTTAGCCTTAACTACTACTCCTATGATGGCAGCAGATGCTACCCGTCTACCTAGAGGATTGAAGTTAGAGGTTAGACCTGGTAAGACTATCCTTACTAATGGTGACCCTAGACAGTCTATTATGCCTTTGACTCTAGGCTCTCCTAATCCTAATAATGATGCACAGGTCGCTCTACTACAGAATATGATTCAGATGGGCACTGGTTCTTCTGACTCTACTGCAGCTCCTGATAGAGCAACTAGCTCTGGTATGTCTATGATGCAATCAGCATCTATCAAAAGACAGAAGCGTACACTGATGAACTTCCAGAATACATTCTTAATCCCTATGATTAATAAGACTATGTGGAGAAAGATTCAATTTGATGTAGAGAGATATCCAGTATCAGACTATAAGTTTGTACCTTACTCTACTATGGGTATTATGGCTAAAGAATTAGAGATGCAACAGATGGTCTCTATGTTACAGTCAGTACCTAAAGACTCACCAGCCTTCAATATATTAATGTTGGCAGTATTCCAAAATTCAAGTATTCATAATAGAGACCAGTTAGTCAACGCTTTGATGGAAGGTATGAAGCCTAATCCTCAAGCACAGCAGATGCAACAGATGCAACAGCAGATGACTATGGAACAAGCTAAGGCTGACATTATGAAGACACAAGCTGAAGCACAAGAAGAACAAGCTAAGGCAATGCTACACGCAGCTAAAGCACAGCAAGAACAGCCTAATGATTTAGATATACAAGAACGCTTAGTTAAGCTACAGAAAGAACTAGGAGCTATGGATAAAGTAGCTGCTGAGACTGAGAATAAGAGAGCAGATACTATGCGTAAGATTCCTGAGATTGAACATCTTCAGTCAGAGACAAAACTAAACTATGCTAACGCATCACGTACACAGAGTGTTCAGTGATATCACAAGAAGATAATAAATTTTACCACGATAGATTATATCTAACAGAGCAGGACGGATGGAGAGACTTAGTTGCAGAACTAAAGAATCTTGAAGACGTTACTGGGCATCTAGATAGAGTGGAGAACGAGAAAGACCTTTGGTTCGCTAAGGGTCAGTTGTCAATCCTAAGACAAGTAATTGGATTAGAGGATACAACTAAAGCAGCGATGGAAGAATTAGACCTTTAGTCTAACCCCGTCATTTAATATAGAACCCCCATAATCCAGAAATGGACGGAGACCTAAGATATGAGTAATATAGTAGTAGAGGACACTGTAAGTCCTACAGAAGCAGCAACAACAAAAGAGCCAACAACAGACGTAATGACGGAGACATCACCAGAGGTAAATGCGGAAGCAACACCCGAGGAATATCAAGTACCTGATAAGTTTGCTGGTAAAAGCACAGAAGACATAATCAATAGTTATCAGAACCTCGAAAAGGAAATGGGACGTAAGTCTCAGGAAGTTGGAGAGTTAAGAAAGCTATCAGATAGTTTCCTGCAAGCTGAAGTAGCACGACAGTCACACCCTCCACAAGATAATTCCTCAGATATATATGAGGAACAAGGTACGGATTTCTACGATGACCCAGGTAAAGCGGTAAATCAAGCGATAGAGAACCACCCTAAGTTCCAGCAGTTCCAACAGTTCCAACAGGAGCAGGCACAGTCTGCTGCTAAGGTTCAGTTAGAACACACCCACCCTGATTTTGGTGACGTAGTAAAAGATACTAAGTTCCAAGATTGGGTTAAAGGTAGTCCGATTCGTATGCAGATGTTTCAAGCAGCGGACTCTTATAACTATGATGCAGCTAATGAGCTACTCTCTAATTGGAAGGACCGTTCTATGGTCTCGAAGACACAGGAAGTAACACAGCAGCAAGCAGTAGATAGAGAGTCTAAACTTAAAGTAGCTACTACAGAGTCTAGGAGTGCTTCGGGTTCAGCAGGAGGAAAGTCGTTCAGAAGAGCTGACCTAATCCGAATGAAAATGGAAGACCCTAACAAATATGAGTCACTTCAAGATGTAATCTATGAGGCTTATTCTAATGGAAGGGTCACTTAAATACTATGCTATTGTCCTCATTACATTTTGTAGTGGGGCGTAATCTAAAGGAGAATATAAAATGGCAAATATGACTAATGGTGCGTATCACGCATCGACAAACCCAGGTGCAGTTGGTGCATTCATTCCAGAAATCTGGTCTGATGAGGTAATTGCAACTTACAAAGGCAACCTAGTTGCTGCTAACCTAGTACGTAACATCAGCCACGCTGGTAAGAAAGGTGATTCAATTCACATTCCTACTCCTGGTCGTAGTACGGCTAACCAAAAAGTAATCAATACTGACGTAACTGCTAACACAGATAATGCTGGTACTGAGACTGTAACGATTGACCAACACTACGAATACTCAATGTATATTGAAGACTTCGCTGAGTTGCAAGCTCTTAACTCTATGCGTAAGTTCTACACGGACGATGCAGGTTTTGCTCTAGCTTCTAATGTTGATTCTAAAATCATCACAGACTTAGATGGTGCTTCTGCACTAACTGGTGGTAACTCAGTATTAACTGGTGTTACTAACTGGGATACTTCAATCCTAGCAGCTATCGAAGTGTTGAATGATAGTAACGTACCTGTAGATGGTCGTTCACTAATCGTGACACCTTCTTGTATGACTGCACTAATGTCAACTGACCGCTTTACAGAGCAACAGTTCATTGGTGATGGTAATGCAATCAAGACTGGTAAGATTGGTTCTATCTATGGTGTACCTGTATTTATGTCTACGCAAGTGGGCACAGGTTCAACAGAGAAAGCTTTCTTGTTCCAAAAGGATGCACACGTATTGGCTACACAACAGTCTATCCGTACGCAGACTCAGTACAAGCAAGAGAAACTAGCTGACTTATTTACTGCAGATACCATTTATGGTTCTAAAGTAGTTCGTCCTGGTTCAATCCAAGAATTAACTTCGTAGTAAGTTGATTTAACTCTAGC